CTATGTTAAACGATTGTGTCCAAGTGAAATCAGTGTATGCGGTGCCTCCTCCCGCGTGACTAAATCTTCCCCACGCTTTAGCGACCATCGGGCCTGCTATTTTTGCTGTAAGAACATCAGCGTCATCTATCCCAGCGGCATTTGGGGCAACGCTTTTCGCAAGAGTTGCTAACCGTGTCACCCCGCTTGTGCCGGTGGTCGCCACCTGCGACTGAACCGCATCCTTAACGGTCGCTTTTCTCAGCTTGTTGCCAGCACCATCCGCATCATAAAGCAGGACAGTGTCGGTGGTCGGCGCAATCGCCGTGTGCGGAGTCAACGCCGCTTTGCCGTCGATCAAACTACCGGCAGCCCGGATATCCGCCGCCGCTGAATCAGTCGCATCCAACTCCAGGTCGGTGTCGAATTTAACCGCATTAATCGAATCGGTTGTCCCAACCAACAACTTGTTTTCATCGACATCCGTCCCATTCGACATAGCAATATCAGTCGGATTGGCGGCAGCATCGGTGGCATTCACTTTGACCGTCCGGGCCGCCATGTCGTTCAGCTTGCTGTTCTGAACCGCGTCATCCACCAACTGCCCGGTGTCCACCGAATCGGTGTCCATTTTGGCGAGTGTTACATCACCGTCATTGATCTTTGCCGTGACGACGGCATCGTCATCAATCGTACAACTCGAGATGATATTGTTCAGCTTCGCGGCAGTGACCGTATCACCGTCGCTGAACGTCTGGGTGGTGGTTAAACCCGCCATTTAAAGCCTCCTAGATAGCCTTCTTAATGATTTTCTTTTTCGGGGCAGGAACATGGCTGGCAGCATCAATCGCCGCTTCAGCCGCATCCTCCGCCGCATCCTGGGTCTTCGCTATGCCGTGCCTCAGAAAAAGCGCCAGGACGCTGGTCGTGCAAATCTGCAACATCTCAGCCAACTGAATCTCGCCCGTGAACCACGCACCCAATGCCCCAACTATCGCCGCCAATGACGCCCATAATGTTTTGCTCGTAATCATGTCCTATTTCTCCAAAATTAATTTTCGTATCTTCAAGCCGATATAAACCAAAGTCATTAAGCCTATGCAGATCTGAACCACTTCGCCTAAATGCAAATAAAACGACGAGATCCCGCCGCTGCCAGCCGCAATGACTTTGAGATCATCAAAATTCAACCTTTCGCGTCTCCCGTATATTCAATGTCAAAAAACGGAGTATCGACCTCCAGGTTTCCCGGCAAACTCTTGCACCCGACCCCCGCCATGATCGCCAATGCGCTCAGCCCAATAACCGTCAACCACCTACTCATCGCAGATCCGCTTGACCGGTTTCTTCGGACTGATTCCCATGCACTTGTAAAAACCGCCGACCTCGCATCGTAATTGAGCGATTTCGCGACTGAGTTTATTCGTCTCTTTGTCATGTCCGTTCAATCGATCAATCAATTTGACGATTATCTCGTATAAATTCTTTACCTCCTGGGAGAGATTGCGAAGTACGAAGAAAACAATCTTGTACCCAAACACTCCCGCCGCCGCTGCCGCCACTACCGGGAAGCCCAGCGTCTGTATTAAGTTGACTGTGTCCGCTCCCAATCATCCCACCTCTCCCGCCAATCACTCGGCGGTGTCTTTCCAAATTGTTTTTTCCACAACCGTCTCGGCGCGAACCACAACTGTCTCGCTGGTTTCCTCCACCGCTTCAACGGCGGGAGTGATTTCGTAAGACTCCATCACCGGCACTTCGTGTTCACCTATCTCCTCACCGGCTTCATCGAAAAGTTTGTGCTTCACAACTTGCGGAGTGCTGACCGTCTTGGTGACTGTCTCGGTGACGGTCTTTTCAACAAACTTGCCATCGACTTCTTCGATTTTTGTCGTGGAGACTTCGCTTTCTTCTTCGCTAGAAACTACAACTTGCCGCTCGCCCACCACCGCATCAACGGCGGGTTGCGCTGGCGTGGTGATTGTCTTGGTGATTTCAGCGTTCTTCGCGCCGTTTGCAATCCACGCCTCGAATGATTCAAGCGCGGTCTTGTCCTCAAGTTGCGGCACATCTGCCTCGCGGTATTGCTTGCGAAGTATCTGCGTTTTAATCAAATCCTCATTTTCATCGAACCACTCTTGCGGGTCGGCATCTTTTGGGATGTCGCCGTGCCAAGACTTCGCGCCATCGTAATCAATCGAGAAGTAGACCGTTTGGTTGCGTTCGTTCTCGCGTGTGCTGTTAATTGTTATTGCCATTGTTCTTATCGAAGTTGAACGCCGATGTATTTGTAACCGTAATAAAAATCAAATGTTCCCGTCGCGCCGCCGGAGGCAGAGAGGTAATAATCGTAATCGCCATTTGCATCACACGGAGTCCATCCGCTGTCCATTTTTCGAACACCGTTTGGCGTTCCACTAATGTCGTTTGTCATTCCAATCAGAGACGATAAACCACCAGTTTGAAAAGCTACGTCAGCCCCGCTTGAGCCAGAATCCTCCCCCGACAGCTTGAACATAATCGCCTTCGCGCCCTTCGGAATCTTGCCGTTGGAGTCTGCCTCCGCATTCATCGTGGTGGTTGCTATGTCCGCAAACCCAGTATTTGCGTCGAACTTGTTTGAACCAATCGCTGTCTCGCAATAAACAATCTCCCCGCTCGGTCGCGAATAATTCCCCGCGCCGATTGCGCTGCCGAATACAAGCATCGGTTGGCTGAAGTAAGACACTGTGGTTGCGGCTCCTCCAGCAGTCGTAATGTAGACTTTGAACGTTGTGATGCTGGTTCCTATGGGTCGCGTAACTTCGTGCCAAACAAAACTTCCCGTTGCTGCTGCGACACTACTTGCCGTCTCTCCATCACTGTCCGCAATCGCCAACTTAACCTCGTCGGCTGTGTCTTGTTTGAGCCACGCGCCAAATGTGACAGTTCTGCCAGCGAAACGAGGAATCAAATTTCCTCGGTCAGTCCCAGCTTGCGTTTGCCAATAGATGCCACCGGCGGCTGTTCTAGTGTTAACAAGTTTTGCAGAGTAAAAGCTGCCGTCTTTTGTGTTGCTGCCTTGGTGTTCCCGATACAGTTTAACGGTAGTTAAGTTGGTTTTCTCCCACCCGTCCATCGCTGGCAACGTAGCCGTCACAATCCCCGGCGTGACTTCTGTCACATACACATTGTCAAATTTTACTGTTTGGCCAGCACTAACTTCTGCGGACAATATAATCCAATCAGTCGCGGATGATGCTTCCCAGATTACCGAATAGTCTTCCATCCCACTTGCTTCTGTCTGCGTTGGTGCGGTTGCAAGTGTGGCGGATTTGGCACTGTTCCAAACTCTCACATAAGCGTTGGTGGCCGCACCCCAAGTGCCTGTGCCGTTCTCCAGTTGAACAGAGAACTTGTATAGCTTGCCAGCAGTTAGCCCAGACAGTTGAACCTCTGTTCGCATATCTGAACCAGTTCCATCGTCGGTCATTATGAACTCACCGCCGGATACGGTAACTGCACACCGTGAGGTAGTGCCGTTCCAACTGCCTATCGCGCTCCCGTCATTGTCGAGGATAGCTGAACCAACATTGAAATCATCGGACTGTCTGCCAATTGTTCTGCCGCTAGAAAGTCCGCTGTTACTCCACACGTCGAAGCCAGAATTAGAAATTTCATTTTTCAGCGGCCAACCGGGGTTGGTGACGGTTGTTAGGCCAGCCGAGTTGATGGTGAGCGCGGTGTTTGTGCCTAAATCGTGACCTTTAGCGATTTTGAACTTCGCACCGTCGTTGGTATCTGCGCCGATAGCCCAAGTGTATGGGTCAGTTGTAGACTGGAAACCGATGGCGGCATCGTTCGTGCCAATGTCTCGGATGATGATTTGCGGGTCGGTTCCAGAAGCATTAGTGCGAATTTCAAGTGGATACCCCGGTGTGGTTCCCGCCGGTAAACCAATGCCAACCAACGGAGTCGTGCCGCCGACATTTAGCTTGTTCGTGTTGACCTGCTCAATCGGCGTGATTTGCGAAATTCCGACAGATGCCGTTGCGTCTCCCGCGCCAGATCGAGATTGGATCTGTAACGACATTTCCGGGTTCGCAAACGCAAAATCGAGATCCGTTACGCAGTTGCTCCACTGATCCGTAATCGGCACTGAAGTGTTCTCATAACAAGCTGTAACCTCCGCCGCCGAAAGCAATTTCTTCCACGTTCTCCAGCGATAAAACACGCCGGTCACTCCGTAATCCGATACGCCACCAAGATA